TGCCCCGCACCGGACCAGGGCGGCCAATGTTTAGACTGTCGTATGTGCTGGAATAAAGATATTAAAAATGTTACATACGGTAAACATTAATGCACGAATTCAAACACCCTAAATATTACAAAGAGCTGGCCAAGATCCGCAAGCAACAAGCTTCAAGCAGCAAGCCTCAAGCTCCAAGCGAATCAAGCATCAAGCCACAAGCGTCAAGCCCCAAGCAGCAAGCTTCAAGCTCCAAGCCACAAGCTTCAAGCTCCAAGATCTGAGAACCACGGTACATGTGAAAATGATTCAAGGCTCTTGGACTGAGGGTCTCTGCTAGGATAAATGTATTGTCAGGATGTTTCACGTGAAACGCAATTTGGTGTGGACTAAACTTTAATTTTTTACCCTTGGTTACTTTCAACTCTACTGTAAAAAAGGTATGATAAACATTGTACCCCAATAGATCAGGACAACCAACATTGCTAAGGTTTTCCAACCTATTCCATACAATTCTAGGAGTTGCTTTGACAAGTTTTTTATGTAATTTAGCCTCTGGTCCCACCTAGTTTTTCGAGGTAGCATTGTCATTCTCTTTTGACTTCAATGAAGCTAACATTGCAACTAATTGTGCAACTTCACCGTACGGTCTCGACCACATGTAGGCCAACAATTGCTTTCTTTGGTCTTCTGTTATTTCAAACATGGTAACTCCTTTCTATAAAATTATTTTAGATTTATTTTGTGGTTGTGGTTTTAGCACAACTCTTACGCCTTCTTTAGCTCCTATTAAAGTGTTCTCTTGTGCCTCTATTTTTTGTATCTCAGATAATCTGCCATTGCCTAAATCAATATATACTTTTGCATACATGATAGCATTACCTTTACCTTCTACCTTGCCAGCACCCTTGTTAAACTTGTCTGTAAAGTTTCCAAGTATTTGTTGTAAGTCTCTAACTAGCACCGTAGTAATCCGATCTTTCTTTTTTTAAATCTTTTACCTCTTGCTCTAATTTGTTTATCTTAACTATTTGATCTGCAAGTTCTGTTTTGTATTGTGTATTCATAGATAACAAATCACGAATGTTATTACGCAATCTATCTATCGTTGCTTCTAAATCATGATAGCCCTTTTCATTCTTGGCTTTCTCAAAGTCTATTACGTCTTTCATATGTTGACAATATAGACATGTTACCTTAAAATGTCAACATGGGTGTTCCAAAAAGATTAACAGAAATGCAAAAGAGATTTGCAGAATATTTAGTATTCAACGAAGGTAGGACTACAGGTGCAGATGCAGCAATAGCTGCTGGGTACAGTGAGAAGCGTGCTAGAGTAGAAGCATCAGAACTACAGAATCCTAGACTGTCTCCGCTGGTCGTGCAATACATAGGTGCACTACGAGAAGAAAAACTTAAAAAGTATGAAGTCACATACGACAAACACGTAGCAGAACTTGGTAAGATTAGAGAAGAGGCTTTGAAGAAGGGTGCTTTCTCTGCTGCAACCAACGCTGAAAAGAACAGAGGTATGGCTGCAGGACTATACATAGACCGAAAGATAATAAAAACAGGTAAGCTAGAAGAGCTATCAGAGGAAGAGCTAGAACTAAAAATGCAAAAAATATTAGATGACTACGCGCCGATTCTGAATGCAAAGGTTGTTGAAGCATTGCCAGATGAGGTTATTGAATCTTCGTCATCTTCTTCACCCACGAAGCCGGAATCATCGTCCGATCCCCAAAAGTAAAACTACCATCATCTTCTTTATCGTAAGAGGCAAACATCTTAATAGACTCTTTGTCTTTAGAAAATATCCAACCCTCGTTAACAGGTTTAGCTAACTTCATCTTGGTAAACTCTTTCTCGTCAGCCCAGCCACTGTCACTAACACAATCAACCCACTCAACACGATACTTAGCAAACGGTATCTTGTTTTCTACGCTTGGATTGGTATTTGTTTTTCGTCTTGTTTTTCTTGGCATGGTATTTTGGATTATGTTTTTTGTGGAATATATCCCAAAAATCTTTTTCTGTCATCAACCTTAATGTTTTCATATTTGTATATGTATGGTAAAAAAATCAAAAAAAAGGCCAAACTAAATCGCTTTTCGCGCGGGCAATCTGAAAGTGACAAAATAATCTGTCGGATGACACTTTTTTTTAGCACAATTTGGCAACTATTATTGTTGTATACCAACACTTATAGCCCAAAACGACAAAAAGACACTTTTTTTTCAACTTTTTTATTTTTTTTTTTTAAAACTTTTACCATACATATACACTGGCTACAGAATAGCTTTATCTGCCTTATTGTTGCCATAATGTAACTCGATTACCGCCAACTTTTCTTCTGCATTTGACATAGTTTCTAACAGCTTGTCTATCTCTAACGTGATATCCGGGTGCTCTGGTATAATTATCTCTTGATCGCTATAACATTTTATCTTGTATTTAGAATCCTCTATGACAGCCTTGTACCTGGCTATCATTACATGTTTAAGTCTTTCGTTCATTAAAATCCTCCGCTTTCATTGTTGTTGTTTTTTCTTTCTCATCAAAAATTAGTTCATGATACATGTCTAATCGTTTAAGAAACTTATGTTTCCAGGCTCTAAGATTCGCTCCTTGTGTCTTGAACTCTTGATAATATAGGTCAGGCGTGCATACCATGATAACTCCCTGCTGTATGTTGGACCCGTAATAAAAGTCATGGGCCATGGCGTATGCTGCAATCTGCAGGTAATAATCTTCGACCCATTCTTCCCTCTTCGGACGGTTACTTTGTTTGAAGTCAACAATAGTCTCCATATCATTATGCAAACATACCAAGTCTGTTGAACCTGCGTATAGACCCGGGTAGTGTAACGTGATCTCAGAACCGTAATACTCTTGTACTGGCGTAAGACCCACTTCAATAATTTTTTCGGCCATGGTTTTCGCCTCCTGTCCGAGCCCTGTAAGATCATCGTACCCAATTCCTTGGATATAAGATTCGAGGAATTTGTGCATACTGGTACCCCGTTTACTAGATAAATTTTTAATTCTGTCTGCCTCTTTTTCACCGACTTTTGCCTTCCAATCTTTTATGAATTGTTGATTTTTTGTGGCTCCTAATATCGTAGTCACACTAGGAAGTCTATCATTTTTTATCTCATAGACCCTGGTCCCTGTTTCGTGGTCCGTGATCTGTTTACCATTGATATAGTTGTATTTTTCCGACTTCGGTATAGGCATACCAATGTTATGAAATTCTTTTAAGTCTTTATCGTCCATCATTTCTTTTTAGTTAGAACCTTTATACCATCATCATCGATATAGTATCCTTCTAACTCTTCATCCTCTTTAATTTTTTTACCAAAGATCTCAGTAAATCTTTTACGATACACATCAGTTACAACTCTAGACTTACCATCCCACTTAAAACCTTTTTTATTCTTCGTCATTTTTTTCTACCTCGTTAATAATATACCACGCTACAAAACCACCTATAACTATTCCTAACATACCAATAGCTAAAAATCCTATTCCGTATCCAGCTGTCATTCTAAACTCATCCACATTTTATAATGTTGAAGATCAACTACATTACCATCCATTATTTTATCAGCAGAATAGTGATCAATAATTTTTTGTATCTTCTCTAACTTTACGTGTGCATGTGGCCAAAACAAAACACAAACTTGATATGCATCTCTATAACCACACTGCCAACGCCACTGCTGTCTTCTACCAAGAGAACCTCTACCATTTTTTCTCTTGTTAACAGTTCCAACTCCTAACACTTCATGAGTATATCTAATAATAGACTCATCAGTCATGGACATCTCCATTCTAATAGACCATGTTGGATATGCTTTTTTATTATGTGACCTTTTACGGTTATACTGTTTGTATTGTATGTGGCCTTCACCATCAAACAATCCAGCCAAGTATGCTATCTCTGATTCTCTCATTAGTTTAACTTGACAACATCACCTGTAGTAGGGTCAACATAATCATCAGGCTGAATATCTTGGGGTTCATGTACATAAAATTCTCCTTCAGAATCACAGTCCCAACACTGATGAACTTCATACTCACCAGCTGAGTTGTCTTCATGTATTAGTTTTATAAAGCCATTACCTTTACAAGTTGGGCAAATCATTCTTGTAACACTAGCCTTTTTTAATTTTGCCATTTAACTTCTTTGCTTTTTCGTTAGTTATACACTCTATTGTCTTAGATATTGACAACTTACCATCGGGCAATAATACCTTTGATAAAGCAATCAAAGTCTTGTATGTTTCATGTGTTAGTGAAACATTTCTATATTTAGTTATGTCAGTCATTTGTTTCCTTTCATTTATTAATAATGATAATATAGGATAGAAAATATATTTGTCAACCATGAAATTTGTATTAACTTTAGTAATGTGTAGTTATCTTTCTGGAGAGTGTTTACCACCCCACCAATGGCATGAAAAATTTGATAGTGGCTATGATTGTAGTATTGCAGGCTATGAAGAATCAGCTAAAAAACTAAAGCAAATAGGCAAAGCAGACGTAGAATTACATAGAATATCTATACAGTTTACTTGCAAAGGTGATCCAGAGATTTGACAATAAGTCAGGATTGTGTTAACCGGTAAGTTCTTACCTTTAATACCTATCTTAGTGACTCCCTCATCTAAGATAGGTTTATTCATTTCAAACCTCCCAGTTTCCGTGCACGTACTCCTGGGAAGCCAAAGGTCTGGAACGCTCGGGTTTGCCGAT